AGACTACAGAAGAACAAAAGTTTAACGAAGCAAGAGTATCAGCCGTTGTTCAACTTCCTTCTTTACGACGATCTGCAAAAAACATAAGAGAATCTATTGATTTGCTAGAGTCCGGTGACGTTACAACTGGTGGTTTTGTCCGGAGAATGTCTAGAGGTTTGACTGATTTTTTAGGAAAAACACCTAAAGATATTGGTGAGTTTGAGACTCGACTTGGAGACATTGTTTTAGCTCGTTTAGAAAGTTTTACTGGTGCTATTTCTGAAGGGGAACGTAAATTTTTAATCGATCAGATAGGGAGTTATCAAGCTAGTGGTGAGAGTAACTTAGGAAGACTAAAAGTTTTGTTAGAACAGGCAGAAGATTTGATGCGAGACGGTGTGGCTTTAGCAACTGCTGAGGACTTTACTTCTTACCAAAGATCTTTAACCCAGCCAGACCTTAGTTTTATTCCTGAAGCAGAAAGGCAAGAAGCTATGGAGGCTTTCCAGAGAGGCGAAGTATCAGTCCAAGAGCTAAGAGGTATGTACTAAATGGCTAATTTTCAAGAACGACTAGCGTTGTACAGACAGCAGCAGGAAGAAGAGGAAACAATAGGGACTCTTTCTCCTTTTCAAAAAAGGGTTCAACAACATAGGGCACAAAACCCGACCCTTGGCAAACCTGAAGTACAAGAAGAGGCAGGCCCTACGTGGCTCCAGAAGAACTTAGATGTCCCCGGAGGAATGGCCGGTGGTTTAGCCGGGGCAGGCGCTGGTTTTATGGTAGGTGGTCCTCCGGGTGCTGTCATAGGTGGCATTGCTGGGGGTGCCCTTGGAACAGGAGCAGGGACTGTAGTCTCAGAAACCCAGTTCAAAGACTCTGAAGAAATAGACGCTTATTCTTTAGCAGTTGAAAATGCTTTATGGTCTATGGGTTTTGACATGGTTACTTTAGGTTTAGCTTCTAAAGTAAAGCCTATGTACTACGCAGCTAAACACAAGATGGGTCTCAGTGCGGAACAAACAGCTAAAGAAGTTGTTGAGGGTGCTTACGGAGCAGGGAGTAGAGAGTCTTTACAAGCATCTCAAGCTATACTTAATCAAGGAGGTGCAACCCTTTTACCTTCTCAAGTACGCTCTAGCGGCTTAGAAAACTTTAAAGAACGTATTGCTTCCGTTGGTTTAATCTCCAGACAAACTATGGAAGACAACTCAAGGGCTGTAAACGAAGTAGTCCAAGACGAACTCACTACTTTAATCAACCGGAACGCACCGGGAATGGACGCAGACCCTTATGTTATGGGAGAAGCTTTTTACTCTCTTATTAAAGCAGGGGAAGACGCAGTACAACAGTCGTACCTTAAGGGCCTAGACGAAATAAAGACAAACCTCGGTGTGGGCTTAGGACAGCGGGTAGACGCTGCTACTATCTTAGATCCTGTTACTAAGTACTTGAAAAATAAAAAAGGAGAAGCAGTAGACGAACTGAGTCCAGAATCAATAGACTTCTTGAATCAACAGTTGTCTAGGCTTCGGAGTTTACCGGAGGGTACTTTCCCGGTGTCTGAGCTAATTACTTTAGACAAGTCGTTTACTCAGCGAGTGACAGCTAAATTTGGCCCTGAAGGTGCAGAAAGAAACGCTGTTGTGCAAGCAGAGTTGGCAGACGTAGCTACTCAGATGCGTGGGGCCATTTATGACGCTATGGTTAAAGTTAGCCCAGATGCGGCAGAGTCCTACAAAACTTTAAAGGCTGCTTACGGAGAAGGTATAAACGCCCTGTATCCAAAGATTAACAAGGGCTTTATAAGGGCTGCTAATCAAGGGAGCTATCTTGGTTTAGGGAGCCTAGCGGCTAAAGCGACCAACTTAAATCAATTACAGGCGCTTAGAAGTAGTTTACAGACAGCTTTTAAAGAAGCTTCTAAAGACTCAACCGATGCCTTACCTTTTGGTTCAGCAAGTGAGATAGACGAGTTGTTCAAAAGGGGTTTCTTGTCTTCTAGACTCTCTTCCGTTTTTAACGAAAAGTTTTTAATCACGGACCTGAAGTCCTTGGCTAACAAGCTGGACATTCCCGCCGAAAACGCGAAGTTTAAGTACATCTTAGGGAAAGACTACGGGCGTTTTAGACAGATGATGAACATTGTCCTAGAAGCTTCTGAATCAGCATCAGGGGACTTTGGCATCCTGATGCTAAGAAGTGCAGAAGCAGGCGGTATTAGAGGCATTGCTGGTCAGCTCGCGTCTGCGGCTACTGCTGGTGGTGCCGCTGCTGCCGGTTTTGTTTCCCCTCTTCCTGTGCTTGCTGCCGGTGCGGCTGCCTTGTTTATACCGCAAGTTTTTGCTAAAATTGCTACTAATCCAGCTTACATAAACCGGCTAATAGCCTTAACTGGTAAAAAATCTCAAGGAGTAGAAGCAACTTCGGTAGCTGCACAGCTTCTAGTTTCTGACGTTTTTTACTCAATGGCTGACGAAGAAAAGAACGAAATGATGCGGTACTTGTCTGAAGTTGCAAAACAAGGAATGGAATAATATGGGAATGTTGGCAGACATAAAAAGAAACTTTCAAACAGCGGTTGACAGACAAGACCAAGAAGGGCAAATGTACGACAGGGGAGAAATTAATCCTCTACAGTACGGCTTAAGGACCGCTGGTAATGCTGTCGATGCTACTCTTGGGAATGTTGTGGGAACAGCTACTGACTATTTAATTCCTGACGAGGTTGAGCAGTACGTAGGAGAAGCAGTAATGGACACTGCTCCAGCTCAGTACGCTATGGAATTAGCCCAGCGTTACCCCGAGCAAGCAAGGGACTTGTCTGCTGGTTTGTCTGTAGCTGAGGCTGTTCCTTTTGTAAGAGGTATTACAACAGCAGCAAAAGCAGGAAGACGTGTAGATGAGCTTACTGGGGAAGACTCTGGTAGAGGGATGCTACTTAGTTCTTCTAATAACGTGATTCCGGGGTACTATGGACCTGACAAAACAGCCTCAGTTGCAGCATGGGTTCCTGACCAAATAATAGGCACTGTCAGAGACATGGCTTCTCCCAGTTCCAGAGCAAAGTACAGAGAACAAGGAATAACCACTTCTTCCCAACAAATAATGCAAAAAGCTAGAGAAGGGGCAGGAAGTAAACTACGGTCTTCTATATACGACTTACCTTTTCTAAAGGGAATGAAAAAACCCGGTAGTCAGTCTTTAGAGGCTGGAGACCCTAGATCAGTGGCTCAAGCCCAGTATTTAGGAAGAATACAAGCCCAAGCAGGAAGACAAGGTAGTTCTGACCTTCTTGACGAGATAATGAGAAGGTCAGACGTAGCAGAAACAATAGATTACTATCCCGGAGCTTACGCCGATACAATCAAAGCAAACAAGCTGAAGCCTTATCCTATAGACGAAGCTGGTCAAAAAAAGAAGATGCCAGTTAGAATGTCTAATGAAGATTTAGACTTCATTGAAGAACACTTCAGTACAGTATGGACAGAACCTTCGATGAAGTTAGGAGGACGAGACGTTTCTTTTAAGGACGCAGAAAGCCCTATACTAGCCATTAAAAACCCCGGAGCAGGTAAAGCCACCACCGGAAGACACCACATGGACGTTTTGGTACACGCTCCTTACGTTAGTAGCGCCTCTCGTATTTTTAAAGATAGAAGTAGTGTTTCTCCTGATGAATTGTTCACAAAACTAAACGCTGCCGCTGCTCAGTCACAGGCTTTAAAAACCGACAAACTAAAATTCTCTGTCAAAGGGCAAGCAGCCGACGGCGGAGTGTGGATAACAGGGTCTCGTCCCGGTTCTGCTATAACAGAAGGTGGTATCAACTACTTAGTCAAAGTAACAACAGACGGTAAGCTAATAGGTGTTATGTCAGACGAGCACAACTTGTTTGAAGGGATCGCTGGTAAAATACAAGAGAAAACCAGAGGACTGGTTCCTACACTGAGAGCAATGAAACACCTTATTCCCAACAGGTTAATTGCAGTTACTCCTCCTATGGTCCGTGATCTCAAAGGGGTAGATGAAGGGATGCAGTACGTACACCCTAAAGGAAAGAGCGACAAAAGAACTTACGGTCAGGTTATAGACGAGATTGTAGACTTCAAGCCTAGCGACGCAGTATTAAAAGCGGAACAACAAAGGCAACGTGGTATGCTAACTACTGCTGCTTCTGCTGCTGTAATGGGCCAGACTCAGGGAGAATAAGGGGGCCACTTAAGACCCCCAGTTTCACTCTAAATCTCGCAACTGTTGCCAACACAGGCCAACTGCTGCGACCCTTCGGTCATGTCAGAAGCCTCTGAGATGTTCCAGTCGATAGCCTTGGGAAAATCTTTGACTAGCGATTGGTACGTCTCTAGGTCCACTGGCTCATAGGGTGCCTGCTGGTACGTATGTTCTGAGTAAGGTAGAAAGCTGATGCCACTGACCTTGTCGAACTTGTTGTACAACCACTGCCCCACCTCTAGGAACTCATCGTCCCTGTAGTAGCAAGTCATGGACGGCTTGTGTTCACACCAGTAGTCCTGATACATCTCCCACAGATCAAGCTGCTCCATAGCACCCATGTCCGTAGCCACCACAGCCTTCTTAGGAGACTTAATGGGGAAAGAGAAGACCTTAGTAGTAGAAGAAGTCACGTCTAGTTCCACAGGGACTCCTGCGGCCTCTAGGACAGCACACAAGGGGTCTCGTGCGTCTGCTCTTACTCGTCTAATGTATTGCTCAGCATATCTAGGGTGGATGCCAGACGCGCTGTCAACCAACTGAGATACAGTACCGGAAGGCTTAACAGCAGTAATGGCAGTGCTAACATTGATGCCAAGGCGTTCAGCCCAAACACGGTTAGTTTCAATAGCTTCCTCTTTAAGCTGCGTGAGCCAGTACTGTAGATCTGCACGATTCTTCCTCCCTGACATAACTGGATGGTCCATGATGCCAGTTAGTGACACCCCTAGTAACGCTTCTTCTTCTGTGTTGTCCTTCCATATCTTACGCAAGTACCTGAAGTCAGTCAGGGTTGCCTGTAATGTACCTAAGATAGCAGCAGAGCGTACCTTTAGCCGCAGGCTTTCCAAGGTGTCATTAGCCCTAACTACTACTTCCGACAAGTTACAGAACTGGTAAGGTCTCAGGATAATCTCTGAACACGGGTTAGTCCCGAAGTCAAAAGTAGCGTCCCTACGTCCATTCTTAGCAGCCTGACGCTGACTAGCGACACGACTAAAGACACCTCGTTCCCCTGAGCGTGACTCGTACAGAGACTTCCACTCGTTCAAGAAGGCTTCAAAGTCAGGCTTCTCTGTGTAGCAGGCGGAGTTGTTAGCCAAGCCACGCTGGGGATTATCTACCCACCACTGTCCTGACTTGCTTCGACGTATCCTATCGTCAGTGAGGTTACTAAGACTGATGAGAGCACTTCTTCTGACTCCCCCCACGACGACGATTTGTGCAATTTTACAGCATAGATCGTGGCACTCAATGGAGCTAAGTCTTCGACCTCTAGCGGCTCTGAAAATATCAACCGTGAATTGAAACAGATCAACAAGAGGTTCTGGACCAGACGCTCGACCTCCGAAAGTCTTAAGGGCTGCCCCCGCAGCTCTAACTCCAGACACGTCCCACTTTGGAACTTGACCGCTAAAGAGCATTGCGATAAGTTCTCGGTATGCCTTAGCCCATCCAATTTTGCTGTCAGCGACGTGTATAACGGTATCTGTATCATGGAACTCCTCTGCTACTTCAGGCAGCTTAGTGATGTACTGACGTTCGACACTGAAGCCAACCCCAGTTCCACACATGAGGATGTACATCATTTCGTCGAAGGCTTTAGGGTGGTCGATAGGTAGATAGGAGCAGTTAAACCCAGCTACATTGTCTCTGTCCAAGGCTTCCCCGGCGGTCATAAGCGCCCTCATGCTGGGCATCACGCCTAAGTCATGCACAGGGACGTACAGGTCCAAGGCTTCCTTCTCCGTGAGTTTACCCTTTGACACCCAGAAGTCCAAGTAACGGTTCACGGTTTCTTCCCATGTCTCCCGGCGTTGTTCTTCCGGTATGTACCGAGCGTACCGGGACTTGTGTATGTACTGTTGATATGCATCCATCATAATTCGTATTCTCCTCCAGTTAATAGCGATAGTTTTAGCTGGTCCAGTAAGAAAGCTAGTTCGTACGTGTCCATGTTAGTTGAAACCATGATGTACTCTTCGGACTTAATGATGCAAAAAGCATCCTCGTAGTTCTCTAAGTCTTCATTGTCCATTATGAGTTTAAACACTTCGGGTACGCTAATCCTGTCTGTGTTCTGCTTGTTTCCTCCGAAAGCCCCTTGTATCACTTTCATTCCAATGCCTCCTGTTCCTTGACCATCTTGTTTAAGTACCACTGAGCCTTCCGTAAGTCCTGTAAGCCATTCTTGTATCGCCACCTGTGTAAGTATTTTATCACGTTGCCTTCGCAGTACTCAATTATACCTTCTCCTAGCTGCTGCTTGATATAATCAATGGCCTCTGTACCGCCTTGGTTGTAGTGCTTTGGTTTACTAACTGCGTCCCATTCTTCAGGTGTCGCTAGGTCAATACTCATCTTCGTCCTCCTCTTCACTTGCTAACTCCTCGGCAAAGTACTCCAGTCTATTTATCAGCTTGTCCTCGAACCTGTCTAGAAGCTCCTCAGAGGTTATCTCCAGTGTTTCCAAAAAGTCTTCAGGATCGTAGGTCCGTAGCAGACGTTCCTTAATTTCTTCCATTGTTAGAGACATCTTCTATCAACTCCTCTAGTGTATCTAATGTGTACCACGGGAACCCTTCTTTCTCACACCATTCAGACATTGTCATCTTAGCACCCTTTCTTACTTTCTTGTTTGGACCCATGAGGACAAACACAAGTCTCTGGTAGCTCTCTAGGCTGTCCCTGACTGCTTTGTACTTCTGAGTGTCCCCTTCCCTGAAGAACCCCTTACACTCCACCAGCGTGTCACTAGCCATGTGTACAAAGTCTGGCTTGTAGTTACGATGGATGGTGTAAGGGACCATATAAGGCTCGTACTCGAAGCCCTCCAGTACCTTTGCAGTCTCTTCCTCAAAGACACTACGAAACTTCGATTTCTTGGACCTTCGGCTCATTGAATACCTCTACTAAATAACGTGGACCTGATGAATATGCGAACCCTCTTACGGCAGGCCAGCACTGTTTTTTGTAAGAGCAGTAGGAGCATCCGATAGCGAGTTTCTGGTTGCCACTTTTTCCATCTGCGATAGGCTTGTAGCATACTTCGGGTGGTTCCTCCTGCTCCACTATCTTTTTTATGCGTTCGATCCTTTCCTCTATATCATAAGATATTAGGTCGTACACAGGAGCTTGTGTGTCCTCTGAGTCGTACAGGAGGTACGTCAGGTGTCCATTCTGTTTGTCCATTGCCAGCCAGCCAAACTTGGTTTCACCTTCTGAGTGAGCGTAGCCCTTGATCTGACCTATGTACCCAAAAGGGTCGTCATAAGCCAGAGTACCTTCCTTGAACTTCTTGAACCCATAGGTGGAAGTAGACTTCACGTCAGTCACAATCCCGTCGATTCTACAGTCCATAGACCCCTTGATGCCGTTGACCTCACACTTCTTCTGCTCATCTGTCACCTTGTGACCAGCAGCTCTTGTGAGGAACAGTAGCAGTTCTTCAATGAGATGACCGTAGAGGAACTTGACGTACGTGTGTGGCGCTATGTCTTCTCCTTTGTCCACGTCGTTGTACACATTCCACAGGAAACGCTCATCGCGCCCAATGTTAGACATACGAAGCTTACGCGAGTCGTCTCGGACCTCTGTGAACTCCTTACGCATAAGGTCCTTCACGTTCTCACCGAACTGCTCGATGCAACTCTCGATGTCTACTCCTTCGGCTACCTCTTTGGTAGACACTAGGCTGTAGATGTCGTTCACTAGGTTGTACGTGTTTTTCATTCTAAATGCTCCACCCATCTTAATTTGCGTGTGTCAGGATCGAAAGCAAGAAAGACTACTCCTAGTTTTTTCTGTTCTTCGGACCTTGAGTTTCGTACCGTCCTGCCGGTGTTTTTTGTCCTGTGGTCCATACGTAATGTCTTTACATCTACCAAAATTGTCTCTCCTTCTTTGATAGCAACCATATCTATAGGACCATTACAACCTGCGTTTTTAAAAACTTCGTAGCCTTTGTCCCATAACCAAGTTATAGCGTAGTACTCAGCGATGTCTCCTTTTCTTGCAGAGGTTTCTAGTATTTTCCTTACTCTGATACCGTCTTCATCAACTTGTGCCTGTCTCATCAGTGTGTCTCCGCCCACGTTGTTCCGACTTTGTACTCTCCGTCCAACGGGCATCTGAGATTAAACTCCAGACCCGCCGCCTTGAGGCACTCGACTGCGAGCCAACCGAACTTCTCTGCGTCTTTTTCTGCAACTTCCGACTGGATTTCATCATGTATGTTCCCTATAATTTTGTAGTCTAACTTCCATAGCTTCGCGTAGTCGTCCAGAATCACCAGTGCTTTCTTCATTACGATAGCCCCTGCTGCTTGCAACAACGTGTTCAAAGCGGAATGTTCAGATCTGACTTGGAGTCTTCTACCGTCAAGTCCAGTGAGGTAACCTCTTGAAGACGCATTTGATACTCTGTCCTTAAGAGCTGCGAATGATGGCAGATTATTAAGGAAAGATTCTCTAAGTTTTTTGCCAGTCGTTCTACCTCCTCCAGCCACAGACCCAAGTTTTTCATCTCCTGCTCCGTATAAGAGGGCATATATGAAAGTTTTTGCCTGATTTCTTGATTCAAGTCCAGCAAGTCGTTGATTTGCCGTGTGGATATCTCCGTTGATAATTTCATTGGTGTAGTCCTCGTCCTTCATGTAATGAGCCAGCATACGCAGCTCAAGACCACTAGCGTCAAAACCCACTAGCTTCTTACCTTCTGGCACAGTCCAGCAGGAACGACACTCGTGTCCGTACGGGCTGTGACTTGCGGGAACCTGAGCCATGTTAGGCGACTGGTGCGTCATACGTCCTGTGACTGCACCGTTGCTGATGACACGTCCGTGGACCCTGCCGTCTTCCTTCACGTGTTCTAGCCACGAGTTAACCTGCGCGTATCTTTTCTGTAGCATCAGGTACTCACTGACCACTTTGGCTTCCGGAAGATCGATGGTCTCTAGGACTGCCTCATCGACTATTGGGTTGCCTTTCTCCGTGACTTTGTCGAAGCGAACCCCAAGGCTCGAAAGCCTCTTCGCAATTTGCTGCCGAGAACCCACGTTAAAAACTTCAACCTTGTCTTTAAGCTGCTTCCCCGTTTTCTCTGACCAACGCTCGTGGACAATCGGGGGAAACTTCTGCTGTAACTCTTCTTCGATTTCATTCATTCTCTCCTTAAATGTTGCACATAGGTCCCTAGCCAGAGGCTGGTCTAGAGTCCACCCGTTTATCTCCTGCTGCTGAACTGAGGCTTGTACTTTATGCTCTAATTCTATGCAATTAGGGGAAAAGCAAGTCATGTTTTGCATCAAATTCTGATGCACTGCTTCTGTTACTTCAACGTCTCGGATGCAGTAGTCGATCATCTCCTGTGACAACTGGGACCAATCAGTGTGGTCTCCTTTTGGGAAACCTAAACATTCTCCCCAGTTTCTGAGAGAGTGTCCACCTGACTTACTTGGCTCGTACAAACGTGATAAAACCAAAGTGTCTAGGACCCTCTCAGGAGCCACTGTGATGCCCCAGAGGCGTTCTAGGACAGGCATATCGTATCCTATTAGGTTATGCCCTACGACGCTCTGAGAGCCTCTGAGGGCCTCTGAGAGACTGTCAGGGTCCCCATGTACCAATGTTACGCCGTTTTCCTTAGTCACTACGCACCAAATGGTGTCAGGAGTCAAGCCGTTGGCCTCTAGGTCAAGATAAATCAAAAGTCGTCCCCTACGTTTGGATTAGCGACCTCACTCAGTCTGCCGGTAGACCTATCATAAGACAGCCAGCAAGCAGGACCAGTTTCACCAGTGTAACGATTCTTGAGGACACGTACAGTTGTTGTGTTCCTAATCTCTTCGTTTTCATGCTGTTGGTCTCGCTCCATGCCTATGACAATGTCGGACAACTGGGCTATAGCCTGTGAACCCCTGAGTTCAGACAAAGATATCTTGCCTCCGTCCTCATGAGCCTGCCCACTGCTTCTCTTCAAATGTGACACTAGGAACAGGCAGACTCCGGTTTCAGCCACGAGCGTTCTGAGCTTCGTCATTATCTCGTCGATGGCCTTACGTTCGTCACCTGACTCCTGACTTGACACCACGATGGACAAGTGGTCTAGGACTATAAACTTGCAGTCCAGAGCCTTCGCCATGTAACGCACACGTGCCAAGAGGTTGTCAGCAGAAGTAGAACCCCAGTGGTCGAACAGGTAGTACCGCCCGGTTCCCATAGTGGCTTCCCAGAAGGGTCTCAAGCCAGTCACGGGTGTGTCCTCTTCCAAGTGTAGAGGCCGGTTGGCTGCTACGGACATGATGCCCAGAGCAGTCCTTGACACGTCCTCTTCTAACGCTAGGACACCAATGTTGCCTTCGCACCGCTTGAGCAAGTCGTACTCAATCTCACGGATGAACTGAGACTTACCCATGCCTGAGCCACTGGTGATGGTCACAAGTTCGTAAGGCCTGTGGCCCCTCGTGAGGGTATTCAAGCCTTCCCACGGATACGGGATGGACTTGACTTTCCTCTTTTCCACGAGGTTGTCCCACGTGTCTGTACCTGCGATGATACCGTCTGGCCTGTAGGTCTTAGAGTTCCACCATGACTGCGTGAAGTCCTTGACACGGTTGGCTATGAGCATGTCACTAGCGTCCTTCAGAGGGAGCTTGACAATCTTTAGCTTGCTAGGGCTGAACAAGTCTTTGACTTGGTCCACCGCAGCGTCACCGGCCTTGTCGTTATCGAAACACAGAACAACTGTGTCGTAGGACTCTAGCCACTCTAGGTGTTCCTTGACTTCTTTGGCTGCGTTGGAAGCTCCTGACCTCAGGGAAACTACGTCCCACTGCTTACCTGACATCTCGTAGACTGCCATTGCGTCCAGCTCACCTTCGGTTATCGTGATGTACTTGTTTGTTTTGCACTGGTTCTGACCAAAGAAACCAACTCCGGATATGTCTCCGGTAGTGTGGAAGTTCTTGGTTTTCACCTCACGCACCTTGGAAGAACTCAGCTCACCTGTGTCTACCTTGTAGTACGGGTAGTGGTGACGAATGATTTCACCTGTTGTCGAGTACTCCACGGTCACACCGAAGCGCCCACAGGTATCCTGAGACAGTCTACGCTGGGGTATAGAGGACACTACACCAGCCATGTTTAGCGGGTTCGTAGTGGTTGTCTTCTGTGTTGTTACTGTTGTCATACCTGTTTTACCGTTGATATGGTAGTCACAACTGACGGCGAAGCAATGCGCCCCACCGTCGTCGTAGATGGCTAGGGCATCCGAAGATAAACACTTCGGACACCCCTCATGTCTAATGAATTTAGACACCCCTAGAAGTCCGAAGAGTCACCTTCGGTCATCTCTGCTTCCTCTAGGACCTTCACGGCCTCAAGGTAAGTAGCCATGCCGTGTACAGGATGAGGTTGACCCATCTTGAACTTGAGGCGGACCTTAGAGTTATAAGGGACCTCACCTGTAAACGGTTGTCCGTCTGCATTGAAACGCTTGACTTCGTACTTAGACTTGAACTTACGCTGCTTGTTGCCTTGGTAGTCCTTGATCTTGACACCCTGTGATGCTAGGAAAGCTGCGTCTTCCTCATCAATCGTGATGGTCATAGAGTAAGCACCCGTTGACTGACCGTTGAACACGTCGTGCTGCGTTACGTTGCTGAAGTTTACAATGCCTTCAATTACTGTTGCCGTTGCTGCCATAGGAATAATCTCCGTTGTTTGCTTTTGTTTTGACCAATGATTCTCACTGGCCATACTAATAGTATACCACGTTATTTCAGCTTGTGTCTACTTTTTTCACCTCCTTTGTTAAACTTAAGTTAACTAATGTAGTACTACTACTGTTACTTCTCTAGTTTATCACTTAAGTAGTAACCTAAGTACTACCTTAGTAGAGGGTATCATAATCTGCCTCCGGTGTCAATAGGGTTCCCCTAATATTATCAAAAAAGTTATCGTCTTCTGCTTCACAGGCGTACACACTGCTCAGGCATACTCCGCAGAGGTCGTAGTAGTCGCCCCGTGAGTCCTTACGGATTAGCTCTAGGTCTTCCAAAATTTTATTACAGGCTTTACAACGCATCTTTACTACTCCTTCTTTCTTTTCTCTTTTTGATTAAGTTCTTCCTTTCTTTCTCACTTGGTAAACCAGCGTAGGGGTCTGCTGCTAGTGCAACGATCCAAGAAAACAAGATTAAAAATATGAATAAACCTACGGGTATCGAGAGTATCAACAAGAGATACTCAAAAATTGCCTGTAGTCCTTCTGCTTCCGTCATACGCCCTCCCCTGTCAGGTCTGCTGTGAGTACTGCGTTGTCGCCGAAGCAGTACAGGGTCACAGTGTCGCCCTTGTCGTCTGTTATGACAATGTCCCAACTGTCTATGGACCGTGCAACCTCTTTGTCTGCTAAACATTTCTTGATGCTGATTGTGGCAGTATCGTGAATGTAAACTCTAGTGCCTATTGACATAATTATACCCTCTTAGTTAAACAAGACCAACTATAGCTGATTGGCTCGTGGTTTACAAGCAGTTGGTCAATCTTTTCTGCTACTACTCTACACTCGTACTGTGCGTCCTCTGAGAGCCTCTGAGACACCACACGAGCAAAGGCCACCAGAGACCCAGTCCAGTACCACTCTGTCATCATGGACTGTGGTAAAACCATACGAGCTTGCTCAGGTGCTACACCGGACGCAAGCATGTTATTGTAGATGGTCTCGCAGCGTGTCATGAGGTCCCAGTACTTCTCGTCGAACCTTTCTTCGTCTCTGCCTTCAAATGTTTCATTAAGTGAACCTTGTTTCTTATCTGGCGCACGTTTCCTCCACGCCTCTGGTGCGTGAAACTCTGGTGTGAAGTCTACATAGCGTCTTGAGACCTCATTCCACACTAGACCCACTTGATGCTTCACAAGCTGCCTAGCGACGAACACAGGCGCTTTGATACGCAACTGGACCTGTACGTGTGCAAAGGGTGTCCAGTGTCCGTGGGCTGCTAGGTACCGCACAAGCTTCTTGTCTCTACTACCGAACTCCTCTGATTCCATAGCAAAGGACACTCTGGCCGCATTGACCACCGTTAGATCTGAACCCATAACGTCTAAAATTTCTACTTTCATAAGTCAAACACCGCCCCTGTTGATTCGTGAAGGATAAAAAAGGTAACCATAACTAGACCCCAAAGGGTGACAAAGACCCAGAACAGGTTGTCTTTTTCTGTGTCCGTCAGGTTTCCTGTCATTAGGTCACTGAGTAGGCCTCTGGTCTCAAGGCACACAAAGAGCCATAGCTTTTTGAATATGTTCATGCGTTTATAAACTCCTCTTTTATGGTTAGCTCTACTGCTACCTCACCGTCAGGCCAGTTCATATAGGCTGACAGCAGATTTTCTCTAAGATCCGTCAAGATTTTCAACTGATCTTCAAACTCTAGTTCATAGTCCCGGTAAAGACCCACGGACGCCAGAACAACCTTCTCTTTTTTGGTCACTACCTTCTCAACCAGAGTATGTTCCCAGTAGTAAACCTCCAGATAATAATCACAATGGTCTTTCTCAATATTCATAATAACTTCCTTCTGCTACGGTTGCGGTCATTGCGTCGTACTGGCTCGCCGTGAGGGCGTAGTGGTCGACAGGTTTATCGTCTATGATGATATCACAGAACAGGTATGCTTCGTGTAAACAATTCTCTGGCTCATAAGGCTGGTAGTCTTCCAGATTGAACAGGATTAACTCCCCGTCGTGCATTGTGTGGTACTCGTGGTCCTTAAATTGCATCCTTAGATGTAACTGGCTCATTGTGTCACCTCCTTTTGTTGTAACCATGTAGGCACTGGGCGCTTAGTCCAGCGCATGTCTATTTCGTTTCTTCTGAGCGCGTAGTATGCCCGATAGGCTGCCACAGTGTCAACACCTCTACAATCGTCGTACATACATTGTGGAGGATCGACAAAGGGCGCTTGTGGCAGGTCTCTAGGGACCACCTTTAGATACTGCAACTTTTCTCTTTCTGTCTTGTGAGTCTTGCCGTACCTGTGCGAATACTCAGCAAACAGGGCCTCCAGATGCTCTAGTCCCCACTTGTACGCAGTTTGAGACGATCTGAGCCACTTTGTGCTAGGGTGGTTCTTGTGGGTCATCTTGTACACAAAAGGCGCTTGTGGCGTCTCTAAGAGCCTGTGAGCAGTACTGAGCATTTGAGCAGTCTCTAGGATCATTTTGACTACGTGCTTATCACATAGGGCCTGAGCTGCGGCTACTGGCTCTGTTTCTACGTAAAATAGGTTCATTCTATTGTCTCCACTGTCAATTCTGTCTCAATCCAGACTTTAGCGCCACAGGACAAAGGTTTGTCTGGACTGTATACAAGCTTTGCAACAATCGTGCCAGAGTCGTCTCTAATTATGGCAGTGTTACACTTGCGGTTATTCTTGTAGTCCTTAACGGTGAGCACTGGCAGGTTTGCGCCTTTGCTGTTCGCTCGGATATTGTGCTGGTTCACGTGTAGTAAGGTTTTCATTGTGTTGTCTCCTGTTCATCTGGTACGCTAAAACAGACAGATACCCGCGTACCGTGTAAGTCTACGCTCATCTCGTCATAGTTGTGCTCTACGTTTGTAGGACATTGGCGCAACCATTCGCCAAAGGCACTATCTAGGTATAGGTTATCTGTCTTCATTGTTTAATCACTCTATTATTGTGGAAATCATAGGACAAAGGACCCGCCGATTGATAAACAGCGTCGACAATCTCTGGGTAATCTGCTTCTATCTGCTCAATTTTCTGGTATGCGAATACATCATTCGTTTTAACTGTACGCTCTACCAGTGCTAAATACTCCTTTATCAATTCGTTCATGCTATGCCACCTCATAAAAACAATTGACTATAAACCTATGGCGCTGATCTAGCATAAATTCTTTGTCGGCCTCATACGTAAACCGATTAAAGTCTAAGGTGTAGCGGTTGTATCCATCCACCTCAACTTGAGTCAGTACCTTGCCATTGAAGGGCGATATTAAATCACCGTGCTTTGCTAGTTCCTGCTGTCTAGTATCTAGCATGTTATGCCACCTCTCTAAGATTGATTAATTTCAACATCGTTTTACCGTGTGCCGGGTATGCTATCACAGAAACATCCTGAGACCAACAGGCACGACAGGGGCCGCATTTGCCGTCTCTGGTGCTTGACTCACAAACCGTGAGGCTACCATTGCCAGAGTCTAAACTAGGCACAATCGTGCTTGTGTTGCGTCCTGCTACTACTCCACCTGTTACACTGTCCGATGAATAACGAACTACTACGTTCGGCAAGGATTCCATTGCAGCGAACACGGCGTGAAACTTGACAAACTTATACATGCGAGTCGGTAGCCAATGCTTGACCCACGGCGTCGCCTCCATTACCGCAAGTATCTTCTCGGCAAGTTTTAGGCTGTACACGTCCCCGCTATCAAACCATCTAAAATATCGATCGTTGTCTAATTCTGCTACCATGTCAGATACCCAATCAGTACGCTTCCAGTCCTTCTGATTAGACTCGCGCGGTTGTTTGACATTGGGGAATCGATAGTTGCCTTGTGTCGCGTAGCAACCCTTGCAGGCATCCACGAGTGTACCCTTGTCACCTATGCTGCCTGGGCAGGTTGTAAGGGCCTGTAGCGACCATGATCTGCAAGGCATTTTTCCAGCTTTAGAAAGTCTAATTGTCATTGTTCTAATCTCCTGTACAGTCGATTTGAATATGGCATTTTACATTGCGCTTTTGGGCACTACTACTCAAAGCAAAAGCCTTGTCTAGCGCTTCGCGGTTTGTAGCATAGCATCCAAGCAAGGTATAAGACTCATGCGAACTATACTTATCCCATACTGACCACCCTTGTAATCCTTCTTTTTGCACTAGAATATCCTTTTGCATCTTGTGTTGTCCTTGTGTTGTGAATTGTGAAGATACTACAGCAAAGCCCTCGTGTCAACAAGGGCAGAGCTTTAGTGTCTCTATTCGCCTTTTACAGACCGTCTTACAGATCTTGTCATAGGCAAACCAGAATTTAAAACCGCAAACTTGTCATCGCCCATTGTGCCTTCAAACATGACCACCTCGTCAAAGAAAGGATATGTGGATGCGTCTTCGCGGTTAAAGGCTACTATAGACTTCAAAAGTGCACCTTGCTCCCCTGTTACCATGTCGCTTACGTATATTTCATATATGTTGTATCTGTTCATCTTGTGTTGTCCTTGTGTTGTTGTGCCTATTGTTTGCCAGTGTACCCCAAAGCCTTAGAAATTCCAAGGCTTGGCGTTTAACTCTTTGCAAATCTTGTTTGCTTCCCTTATCCCTTTAACCGCAAATTCTTCCCATGTAGTTCCGTCGGTTAGATGTAGGATCTTCTTTCTTCCTGCTACCTGTTGGGCTTTGGGCATGTTGTATAGTCTTGCTATTAGCATCTTGTGTTGTCCTGTTTGCGTTGTTGTTGAGCCTATTATATCGCCTTTTGTTCTTGTGTCAACACCTTTTTAAACTTTATTTTACTTTTATTTTGCTTGTGTTGTGCCTTGTGTTGTGCTTGTCGCTATAGGGTCCAACATAAGTCCACACACTTGTCAACCCCAGTTTACCCCCTGCAAAACCCATGCCAACATGCACACTGGCACACATGTTGCACACCATGCAAGACTCGTGCCAACTTTGGGCGCGCCTCGTGTTGGCACGAATGTTGCAACACAAGCAAAACCCATGCCAACTCTGGACCTGGCACGAATGTTGCAACACAAGCAAAACCCATGCCAACTCTGGACTAAGCGCCGAAAAGTGTTGCACACAAGCAAAACACGTGCCAACTTTTGTCATGCAAGAGTCGTGCCAATAGTTATCCACAGGTTATCCACAGGTTGCCCCATGCAATACTCGTGCCAACTCTGCGCCCTAGCAAGACTCGTGCCAACTTTGGACATGCAAAAGTCGTGCCAATGTTAGGCCGGGGGCGGGGGTTGACTTGTGTTGACAATTGTAGTAGCCACTCAAGCACAAAAAAGGTGAAAACTAGGAAAAAGGAGCCTTAATTAAACACGTGTAAGCCCATGATTTCACTCGTGTTACTACTACTGCCACTACTAAGCCATAAATAGCTTGACTTATGTGAAGACTTATGTTATACTATTGTTGTAATTAGGGACAATTTGTGTTATGACCACTGAACTTTCCGAAGTTAAAAAAAGAGGTCGTGGCAGACCCCGTAAGTCAGAGTTAGCCGCTGTAAAACCCGGTAACAAGGGTAAAGTGGGTAGACCCAAGGGTGACGCCGCTATAATCAACGAGTACAAATCTCGTATGTTGGCTTCCCCTAAGTCTAAAAAGGTCCTTGAGACTATTTTTGATGCTGCCTTGGACAACGACCATAAGAATCAGGCTTCTGCTTGGAAGCTAATTATGGACCGTATGCTACCTGTAGGTGCATTTGAGCGAGAAGTAGTGAAGGACGGTGGTAGAAACGCCATACAGATCAACATTACTGGTGTTGGTACTGTAGACGTAAGCGACGCTAGTGACGTTATCGAAGGAGAAGTAGTGGATGAGTCTTAAGTACTTTACATTAGATGAGTTCAACTGCCAAGTCACTGGTGAAAACAAGATGGAACCGGAGTTCCTACAGAAGCTTGATCGTTTACGTGCTGGGTGTGGGTTTCCGTTTGTCATAACGAGTGGTTATAGACACCCCATAGAACATCCTATTGAATCTGCCAAGGAAGTTCCGGGGACCCATGCCCAAGGCATCGCAGCAGACATACAAGCCACCAGTGCATCCCAAAGATACGACATAGTTAAGCAGGCTTTGGCCCTTGGCTTCACGGGCATAGGCATTGCTAAGTCCTTTGTCCACGTAGACACACGTGGTACTACTCCTGTAATGTGGGTTTACTAATGAAGTTTTCACATGGTCATGAGTTGACTGCTGGCTCCTCCAACACTATCCTAGAGGCTCCCTCTGGTTACGACGCAGTTGTTACTTATTTGTTTGTTTCTAATGTAGGAGGGAGTAGTAAGGACTTTGCTGCACGTTGGGTACATGGGGCTTCTGACATTGACTTTGTAGGTGGCAAGAGTATCTCTGCGGGAGACTTCTTAACCTTTGGTGGTGAAGCAGGAGCTTGGGTAGTACTCAAGGAAGGAGACAAGATCAACATTACTCCTGAAGCTGGTTCTACATTTGCCAGTATTATTTCTTTTGAGTTAATCCCTACAAACCCTAGACTGAACTTTTGATGGATCTTGACATTGAGTTACTGCCGTGGCAACAAGAGGTCTGGGCAGACAACACTAGATTCAAGATTGTAGCAGCAGGTAGACGTACAGGGAAGTCCAGACTTGCTGCTTGGTTGCTTATTGTAAACGCTTTGC